AATCAACGATCTCTGGGCGGTCGGCGCCTGGGGCCAGGTGGGCCCGAACGTCTACGCGATCGACCATGCGGCGGGGCATTGGAACCTGGCCATCTGCGTGCAGGAAGTCGAAGCGATGCACGCGCGGCTCCGGAAACGCTTCCCGACTGTTATTCCCGAGGTGGTCATCGAGAACCGCGCGGCCGGGCCCGACGCCATCGCCGAGCTGCGCCAGAAGATCGGCGGCGTCGTCCCTGATAACCCGGTCGCAGACAAGGTCGTACGGGCCCACGCCGTGGTGCCCCTGTTAGAGGCGGGTAACGTCCACCTGCCCGGTCGGCAGCGCGGTGACGGCTCGGTCGACATCGCGTGGGAGCACACCGCGCCGTGGGTCGACGCGTTCGTGAACGAGTGCGCGGCCTTCCCGTTCGGCGCGCACGACGACGACGTCGACCAGATGACGCAGGCGCTCCGGCGCCTGTACCGGCCGAAGCGAGGCGTCGGCACGGGCGACTTGCCCGGCTTCTAGTCGGCGTCGGACATTGTCCGTGCGTCGTCGTTGACATTGTGCGCCGCGGTCCCGATAATCGGGACACACCTCCGCATGGCCACCCGCCAGCAGACGCAGAAGCATCCGCTCTATCGAGAGTTTCAACCGGTCTGGGCGCAGCTCTTCGACGTGTACGAGGGCGCCGGCGGCTTCCTCGACGCCCGGCGACCGTACCTCGTCGCGCACCCGCGCGAGTGGCAGGACCACAGCATCCCAGTCCTGAACGACCAGAACCAGAAAATCGGTAGCCAGCCGAATCCGTCGCCGATGAATCCGTCGCCGAAGCTGCGCATGCGCTGGAAGCTGGCGCGCTACGAAAACATCGCGTCGACGATCGTTGACACGCTGCAGGGCACGCTCTTCGGCGTGCTGCCGACGCGCACGGTGGCCCAGGACGTCAAGCCCGAGGAGGCGATTCGCCTCTGGTGGGCCGACGCCGACGGGAACGGCGCATCGATCGATGACGTGCTGATGGAAGCCTGGGTGCCGGCGGCCGTGTTCGGGCACACGTTCCTGGTGGCGGAACCGCCGTCGGACGCTGAGACCGTCGCGGATCGGACCGCCCCGCTGACGTCGCTGTACTCGCCGCTCGACGTCATCGACTGGCTGACGGATGCGCGCGGGATGCTCACGGCGATCAAGTGCCTGGACATCGCCCCACGCGCCTCGCTGAACGTCGCCGCCAAGCCGTCGGACCTGCGCGTGCGCGTGATCGACGCCAAGGCATACACGACCTACGACGCCAGCGGCACGGAAATCGAGAAGGTCGAGCACGACTACGGCGTGTTGCCGGTGGCGGTGCTCTATAGCCGGAAGCGCAGCCTCATCAAGGTCGTCGGGAAGTCCATCCTCGGCGATCCGCAGGTGTACCTCGACCTCTACAACATGGGGTCGGAAGGGCGTGAGCTCCTCCGGGGCCAGACCTTCGCGATGATCAACGTGCCCATCGGGCAGGACGGTGACGTCGAGTCGGAGCGCACGCTCATCGGCTCGCAATCGGGCACGCAGTCCGTGCTCTTCTCGCGCAACCCGGCGAACCTGCTCGAGCCGTCTGGCACGAGCCTCGAGGGCTACCATCGCGAGATTGATCGCGTCGTGCGCGCCTGTTACCGGAACGCGCTGGTCTCCTGGGAAGGCGATTCCCGCGACGCCGAAGCGGCCGATTCAAAGCGGCTCAAGCGCGAAGACATGCGCGCGGCGCTGACCAAGTTCGCCAAGGAGTGCGCGGGGTCTGAGCGCAAGCTGACCGAGTTGGTCTTCCGTGCCGTCTACGGCGATCGCTGGAAGGCCGAGCTCGCGCGCGTGCAGCCGCGGACCGCCTGGCCGAAGGAGTTCACGCTCCCGGACCTCGACGCGATCATCGCGCGCACGGTCGAGGCGCTGACGCTGGATCTGGGTGCAACGGCGGCGAAGCAGCTCAAGAAAGACACCGCCAAGGCGCTGCTGCCGGAAGCGACGCCGGAGCAGGCTGCGACGATCGACGACGAGATCGACGCGCAGACGATCCTGACCGCCGAAGAGAAGCAGGCCGCACTGGTCGAGGCCTCGGCCGCGCGCATGGCGGAGGCGGGGCAGCCGAAGGCGAAGCCGGAACCGCCGAAGCCAGGGCAGCAGGCGGCGTGACCTGATGCCGGTCTGGCAACACGTCGGCGATGAGTTGATCAACGTCAGCCAATGCTTCAGGGTCTCGAAGGAGAACCTGACTGTCGGCGGTGAGCCATTCACCATCGCCCTTCACTGGCCGGATCAGAAACACGTCAGCCGCCTGCACTTCCATCACGAGTTCCAGCGGGATCAAGCGTTTGAGGCGATCGTTATGAAGCTGGATATGGAAGAAAAAGCCAGCCGTGCCTGACCCCGCTGATCGTGGCCGTGACATTGCGCGCCTCATCGCCGCCCTGACCGACCAGTTCGTCGAGGAACTCCGCCGCGTCCTCAAGGCCACCGACCAGGACCTCCGCGCCCTCATCGTCGACGAAGGCATCGCGCGCGCGCTCACCGCGCAGCGCGTCGTCACGCTCCGCGTGCAGATTCGCAAGCTCCTCACCGACGCTGGTTACGACGGACTGGCGGTCACGTCCGTCGAGGAGGCCGCCCGCGCCTACGCGCGGTCGTTCCTGGACGCGCGGGTCCGGGCGGATGCCGCGCAGCTCCTCGCCGGCGCGCAGCCGAAGCTGCAGGCGATGGCGCAGATGGCCCAGACGGATCTCCTCGGTCTCGGCGACGAGCTCGCGCGCCAGCTCTGGCAGAGCGTGACGCAGGCGACGATCACGGCGCGGCCGGTGTCGACGATCCTCGCGGACCTCGAATCGGCGACCGACCTCGGCCGGGCCCGTATTGCGACGCTCTTCGACACGCTGTCCTCGATGCTCGCGCGCGCGACCGAGACCGCCGGCGCCGACGAGCTGCCACCCGACCAGAAGTTCGTGTACGAAGGGCCGCTGGATTCGAAGACCCGCGACTTCTGCGCGAACCTCCTCGGGCAGGAACTCACCCGCGCCGAGATCGACGCGCTCGACAACGAGCAGCTGCCGAACGTGTTTCTTACCGCGGGTGGGTACAACTGCCGGCACAGCTGGATTGCGGTGGCGCGATGAGTCTCTACCCCCACATCCGCATCAGCGCAGAGCTCCGGTCGCTCTTGGACGAGGCGCGCACGGCGGGACCAACCGCTGACGCCGCGGCCGTGCTGTTCATGGCGCTGGTGGCGTCCCAGTACGGTCAGGTGCACGAGCTGGAGCGGATGTACCGCCTTACTAAGCCGCCTGCACGACCGACGCTTCGATGAGCCGGTTGAGGTCAGTACGTCGGAACCACAGGCGTCGCGTGCCGTCGAACCGCCTGTCGGAGGTTTCCTCACAAAAACCAGGCGGACGATACGGAGCATGACAAACGAACAGGCTCAGTCACAGCGGTCTCGCGAAGCAAAACCAGGCACGGTCCTCGTCACAGCCAAGCAGGCATCGACGATCATCGGCCTGCCGTACAAGAGCATCATGGACCTCCATTACCGCGGTCTACTCCCGATAGTTCGGTTCGCCGGCGGCCGGCGCGTGTGGTTCCGTCGCCAAGACATCGAACAACTGATCGAGGACTCGCTGACGCAGGCCAGCCGCGCAGCGGCTATACAGCCGGAGTCTTCACCGGAGACTAGCTAGGCGTACTTCTCCGCGAACCGCTGGTCGTTCATCGACAGGAGCACGATCCCCTCGACGAAGCCCACGATGGCCGGGATGAACGTCCAGCAACACACCAGGTACACGACGCCCAGGCCGGTCTGGCCCAGGTAGAACTTGTGGACGCCGATGCCCCCGAGGAAGATGCCAAGGAGGCCCGCCGCGACCTTGCTCTTCTCGCTCGATCCCGCCGCCGCGCGCTGGCGCACGCCGCACTTCGGACACAGCTCGGCCCGGATCTTGATGACCTGGCCGCAGGATTCGCAGTACTTCTCGTCGAGACCTTTGGCTGGGGTGTCAGTCATAGCCGGGGATAGTAACGCGAAAGCGTCAGGCTTCCGACAGGCCTCTTGACTCGTTGACAGTGTCAGGCGCACAATGTCAGCCGTCTGACATGCCGGTTGTCGTCACGCGCAACTTTCCACCCTTGACCGAGCTGGATCTGCTCACCCGAGAGGATTGGCGTGCCGTCGGCCATGATCAGCGCGAGCGCATCATCCGCCGCACCAAGGCCGGCCGCGACGTCGACGGCCGCCCGTTCGCTCCGTACAGCCCGTCCTACGCCAAGCAGCTCGCCGCCGAGGGCATGAGCACGACGCCCGACCTCGAGGTGAGCGGCCGCATGCTCCAGGCCATCACGGTGCAGCCCGACGCCGAGGGCGTCACGCTGCGGATTCAGTAAATGCCGCGCCAGACGCTCATCCAGAAGAGCCGCCGCGTGCCACCCGCCGAGAAGGCCGCGTACCACCAGATCACCGGCGCCGGGCGGCGCAAGGTCGTGCGCGAGTTCTTCGGCGTGAGCCGCGAGGACGAGGACGCCATCACCAGGACGCTCGACGAGCGGCTGAGTCGGAATCTGAGGTAGCCAGGTGCCCAAGCTCGAGATCGAGATCGGCGACGACGGCAAGATCGGGACGCTGCCTGCGGAACTGCAGACGTTTTTCGACAAGCGCATCGGTGAAGCCGTCGGCAAGGCGAAGGCCGCCGCGGCCGAGGAAGCCGCGCGCCAGTCCGCTGATCCCGTGCTCCGGGAACGCCTGAAGGCCCTCGAGCTGGAGACCTCGCAGCTGAAGGAAGCCGAAGCGCTGCGCACCAAGAACTTCGACGCCGCTCAGCAGCAGCGCGACGAGCGGCACGCGAAGACGCTCGCCGAGAAGGACGACACGATCGCGAAGAGCCAGGCCGCGATCGACAAGCGCACGACGCGCATCCGCGAGCTCGTCAAGAACGAGCTCGGCATCGTGGCGGCCAAGGCCGGCGCCCGCGCCGAATCGATCGAAGAAATCAAGGAATTGCTCGACAAGCACATCGCGCTGGACGACGGGTTCCAGCCGTTCGTGCAAGACCTCGCCAAACCCGGGAATCCCAGACTCGATAAGGACCAGAAGCCGGTCTCTCTCGAGGGTCTCGTCACGACGTACCTGACCGACCATCCGCACCACAAGGCCGCCGGCACGAGCCGGACGGGCCTGGCGCGGACGGGTGCGTCGCTTACGCAGTCTCTCGCCTCCGCCAAGCCTGGCCACGACACGCTCGAGGCGCATCGCGCTGACATTCGCTCGCGTCAGACGAACGATGCCCTCTCGTCTCGGGGCTAAGTAACCGGCGGCGGCACAGACAGAGGGAGTCCCTATGCCTTTCACCGGTGTTGCCTCGAACGAACTGCTCACGATCAGCGGCGTCCAGGAAGACGTGGCCGCCGCGCTGATCGAGCTGCATCCGAAAGAACTGACCCTGCTCGGCTGGCTCGGCGATGCCGATGATCCGGCGACGTCCACCAAGCACGAGTGGTGGGACGATTACGCGCTGCCCAACAGCGTCATCACCTCCACCGCGATCGCGTCGACGACCGGCGGCGACATCTCCATTGCCATCAACGGCAAGGGCCTCGCGCTGACCATCGGGACGGTCCTGCACAACCGCTCGGCCAACCCGGAGTACTACCAGGTGAAGTCGATCGTCGGCGCGGATTCGATCACGCTCGCGCGCGGCTACGGCGGCGCGGTGGCGGCCGGCTCCGGTTCGCTCGCGGTCGGCGGGACGCTCTGGATCACGGCGGCGGCCGGCGTGGAAGGCGACGACCACAACGGGCGTGGCACGCGGCTCCTCGGTGATCGCCGGGCCAACACGGTCGGCCTGTTCCACATCCCGATCGCCGTCTCGGGTACCAACCAGGCGCTCGCCGGCTTCGGCCGGAACATGCTGGACACGCAGCGCCGCAAGGCGCTGGAGCAGGCGCTGTACTCGCTCGAGGTCGAAGTGACCCGTGGCGTGCTGAACGCGGCCAACTCGCTGGCGTCGGCCACGACCACGCGCACGATGAAGGGCCTCAAGGAGTGGATCACCGGCGCCACGGGCGCGATCAACTCCACGGTCACGGTGGCCTCGTTCACGGCGAACGCCCACGTCTACCTCGGGGATGCGTGGGAGAACATCGTGTCCGCCGGCGCCAGTCCCGAGACCGAGGACTGGGGCATCATCGCGGGCCGCACGAACTTCCGCCTGATCTCCAACATGAACGACAGCAAGATCGAGGACGTCTCGGCGACGGAAGGCTTCAAGCGGGTCGTGCGGACCTACGAGGGTCCGTTCGGCAAGGCGAACGTCTTCTTCAGCCGCGCGCTCGACGCGGACGAGCTCCTGCTCGTGCCGAAGCAGCGCGTCAAGGTGAAGAACCTGCAGGGACGGTCGTTCACGGTCCTGCCGATCGGTCGGCAGGGCGACAACGAGAAAGAGCTGATCGCGGGCGAATACACCGTCGAGGTGTACCACCCGGCGGCGATGGCGCGCATCCGCGTCAGCGGCTAACTGACGTTCGGCGACACCAGCCCCGGTCCAGGCGTCTTCCCGCTGGACCGGGGTCTTCGACCGGGTACGTCAGGGGAGGGGTTCGTGCATCACGTCTTCGAACAAATGAAAGCGATCCGCTACACGTCCGGGGGCACGGTGCAGATCCGCACGTCCGTCTGGGCTGAATGGCAGCGCGTCATCCAATCTGAGATTCAGCCCGCGCTCGATCAGGTCGACACCGATCGCGCCCGAGCCACCGCGGCCGTGGACGACCAGGCCACCACCATCCGGCGGCGGGCGTGATGCGGCTCACCATCGCCTTCACCGTCGATTCGGTCGAGTTCACCGCCGGCGTGATTGACGGGTCGGTCTCCCTCGGCGGGTCCGAGTCGGCCTGCCTCGGTCTCGCGCGCGCGCTCGTGGCGCGTGGGCACGACGTCCACATCTTCACGACCAAGATCGGCGCCGATGCGCCGCTCATCGACCACGCTGGCGTCGCGTGGCACGCGTCGTCCGAGTACGTCGGGGTGTCGGCGGTGAAGGACTGGGACGTCCTGGTCGCGCTCCGGCAGCCGATGCCGCTCACCGCGCCGGTCAAGGCCCGATTCCGCGTGCTCTGGAATCAGGACCTGATGGGCCACGAGAACATGAAGTCGCTCATCATGGGCTGCGCCTGGGCCTATGACGCGGTCGCGTACGTCAGCGCGTTCCACCGCAAGCAGTGGGAGGGCGTCCTCCCGGACCTCGCGCCGCTCGGCTGGGTGACCAAGAACGGCCACGACGCCGGCCTGGCGAAGGCCACCGCCGGCATTCGCCGCGCGAATCGGATCATTCACATTTCGCGTCCGGAGCGCGGCGTGGCGCCGCTGCTCGCGATGTGGCCGGCCCTGCGGGCGCGCGTGCCGGACGCCGAGCTGCACATCGCCCGCTACGACTCGATGTACGACGCCGGCGGCTGGGGCCAGGTCTGCAAGAGCTTCGACGCGCGCGTCGCCGAGGTGCACGCGTCGGTCGGCGGGATCACGTATCTCGGCGAGCTCGGCAAGCCGGCGCTCTACCAGGCGCTCGCCGAGGCGGCCGTCATGTGGTACCCGGGCGTCGTCGATTTCGCCGAGACGAGCTGCATCGCGGCGATCGAGGCGCAGGCCAACGGCTGCCTGTTTGTCGGGTCCTACAAGGGGGCGCTCCCGGAAACAGTGCCGCACGGGGAGCTCGTGCCGGGCGATGCCATGTCCGACACGTATCAGAACGCCTCCATTGAGGCCGTGGTCCGGATGCTAGACGGCTGCCGCCACCAGACGGTGGCCTACCGGGGGATCCAGCAGGCCGGCCGCGCGCACGTACAGGCCTACAGCTACGAGGTGCTCGCCGCCGAGTGGGAGGCGTGGCTGCTGCAGTCGTTCCAGACCCGCTACGCGGCGCGCAAGCCCGAGGTCCTGCGGTCCTTCCTGCATCACGACGACCACGAGACCGCGAAGCTCATCGCCGCGGAACTGGGCGACGCCCAGACGATGGCGTTCTGCGACCGCGTCGCGGCCGGGCTCGAGCACACGGCCGACGACTACGCGACGCACGCGATGGATCCGGTCCAGGAATTGAACGACGCCAAAGCGCACCCGGAGAATCGGCACGGCCACTGCCTGGCGGCGTTCGAGGGCCGGAAGCGCGTGCTCGATCTGGCCTGCGGCACCGGCACCTTCGCCATGATGCTGGCGATGTCGGACAAGACCCGGACCGTCGTCGGCGTGGACTTCTCGAGTGTGAACATCGAGAAGGCGAAGGCGCTCGCGACGCAGCTTGGGATTGCCGATCGGTGTTCGTTCTACGTGTTGCCCATCTGGAACATGGCGACGCAGCAGCCCGAACCGCTGCCGTTCGACGCGGAGTTCGATGGCGTCTGGGCCGGAGAGATTCTCGAGCACATCCGCGACTGCAGCGGGTTCGTGGACTTCGCGGAATCGTTCTGCGCGCCCGGTGGCACGGTCGCGTTCTCGGTGCCCTTCGGCCCGATGGTGGAAATTGCGCATCCGCGGCTGCCGTGGAAGCCCAGCCACGTCCATCACTTCACGCCGGCGCAACTGGAGGCGGTGTTCAGCCAGAAGCGTGACCTGCGCATCAAGGCGCTGTTCATGACCGGCCAGACGCGGCTGGGGTCGTTCGTCGGGAACTGGTTTCTGCAGTACGTGAAGGACCCGAGTCGTCCGACGGGCCGGCGCGATTTTGATCGCCGCGTGCTCGAGCGGCCGCGGCCGACGTTGTCGGTCGGGATTCTCGCGAACCAGGTCACCGACATCCGGAAGTGCCTCGAGTCCGTCTGGGCCATCGCCGACGAGATCATCATCGGCGATACGGGCCCGCTCGAGAACCGCGCCGACCTGGACGTCGTGCTCACGGAGTTTCCGCGAAAAGGCCGCATCCTCACGATCGGTCCGGTCGAGGCCTTGCCCGGCGGGTTCAGCGAGGCCCGCAATCTCACGCGCGAGGCCGCCACGGGCGAGTACTTCCTGTGGATCGATACGGACGAGGTGCTGTCGGGCGGCCAGCAGCTCCGCAAGTACATCGATTCCGGGCCGCTCTACCACGGCTACATCATTCGGCAGCATCACCTGTCGCTCGACCAGGCGCCGCACTTCGACCGGCCGACCCGGCTGTTCAAGCGCGTGCCCGAGATCGCGTTCTACGGTTGCATCCATGAACAGCCGCAGCAGGACGACTGCAACGGGCTCATCCGGCCGTGCATGGAGGTGACCGACGTCGGGATTGCGCACACGGGGTACCTGACCGAGGCGATCCGGCGGGACAAGTGCATCAACCGCAACCTCCCGCTTTTGAAGCGCGACCAGCAGATGTTTCCCGATCGCACGCTCGGCAAGCTTCTCGTGATGCGCGACTACACCAACTTCGCGCTCTGGGAATCGGAACGGACGCGAGGCCAACTCACAGAGAAGGGCAAGCACTACCGGTCGCAGGCGATCGGCATCTTCGAACGGTACTTCGCCGATCCGGCTCACCTCTACCACGCGCTGGCGCGGCCGTTCTATGAGGCCTGCCTCGAAAAAGTCGAGGGGGCGATTCAGGTGGAGTGCGGGTTCGCGGCCAAACAGCAGGGGTTGGGGGACGAGCATGCGACGGCGGTCCGGTTCTGGGCGCGGACGCCCGAACAGGCCCGGCAGTGGCTGGACTACCGGCTGACGCAGACGTTCAAGGCGGCGGAGCCCTGGGTGTTGGATGTCGAGCCGATGGCGACCGTGGCGCCGGATCCCGTTGAGGTGCCCGCGTGAGCGCGCCCAAGGGCTACTGATGTCGTGGCACCCTGCGGACCTCGTCACCGATCAGGATCTGCTCTCGTACGAGCAAACGATCCTGACGCAGTTCGGCAAGACCGAATGGCTGCGGCGACGCTCGAAGGCGATCGAGGACTGGCTGTTTCCGCTGCTCGAGCAGCGCGGGTTTTCGCCGGCGCGCCTGCGCACGCGACACGTGCCCATCAAGGCGTTCGCGGGCTCGACCGACCGCACGACCGAGGTCGCGGCGGCCGACGGGCTGGATCTGGCGGCGACGTTCGCCTCGGCGTCTGACTATCTCTACCTCGGGTTCACGGACATCTTCCGCGGCCTGTCGCTGCGGATGACCGACAGCGTCTCCTCGGTCGACGCCGCGCTCGATCTGCGCGTCTGGGTGGACGGCTGGGAAACGCCGGCGAACGTGCAGAACGAGGCCATCAGCGGCCTGAAGCCCTTCGGCAAGGGCGGCGCCATCACCTGGGATGTGCCGGACGGCGTCGCGCAGCGCGTGCTGAACGGCTCCGACCCCTTGTTCTGGGTGCGGCTGTCGCTGTCGGCGGTGCCGACGGGGGCGATGGCCGGGCCGTGGGCGGTGATTCGCCGCTCGCGCTTGGCGGCGGCGGTGACGCTCCGGACGCTCGCGCTCATCTTCCGCGAGGCGCCGGCGGGGCAGGACGGGCCGTGGACCGACAAGGCGGTCTGGTATGCGGCGGAGGCCGATACGGCGTTCGCGCGCGTCGTCGACCAGCTCGGCCCCGAGTTCGACACCGACGGCAGCGACGCCATCGACGAGACCGAACGGCAGCAGACCGCGGCCGAAGTCTCGAGCGGCGGCTGGACGCTGGAGCGGATGTGATGGCGACGACTGAGGACGCCGTCGTGGATCGCGTGCGCGCGGTGCTCGCGAGCACGCTCGGCTTTGCGGAAGTCGTCGGCCGCGATCTGTCCCGCCTCACGATCGGCGCGACGGACAAGCGGTTCCTCGTGACGTACGTCGGCATGCCGCCGAAGGGCGCGTTCGCGTTCAACGAAGAAGCCCGGGGCCGGATCGTGATCGACCTGATCCGGCCGACCAATAACAACTCGCCCGAGGCCACGCGGAAGCTCTATCAAGACGCGCGGACGGTACTCCGGGCGATCGTGCGGGACGGCGCGGAGGTCAGCGGCGAGTACGCCGTCGACGACCTCGACCGCGCGGTGGACTTGGTGCCGGTCGACGGTGCGGCCTATCAGGTCGCGCGGCTGTCGGTCGGCGTGAACTTCGAAGCCACTTTGTAGGAGGCCCTATGCCAGGCGTTACTGGCCGCGAATCCCGCGGCGTCGCGTTTGCCAAGTTCGGCACCAACTCGTGGGGCGTGGCGGCGTCCGTGACGCGCGGCGCCTACTTCGCCTCGGACGGCGGCCTGCAGCTCCGGCCCGCGCGCGTGAACGACGAGGCGTTCGGCCAGTCGTTCCTCGGCTCGGGCGACCTTGGCGATGTCGAAGCGCCGGACCTGACGCTCATGGGGCGCAGCCGGTACAACGATTGGAACTACGCGCTCGACGCGCTCGCGATGGGCTCGCCGGCGGCGGTCACGATCTCGACCTCGGCGTCCGGCCAGGTCACGTCGTGGTTGCACATCATGGACCTCGCGCCGTCGATTGACGGGTTCGGCGCGACGTTCGCGTTCGACAAGGTCCGGTTCATCGAAGAGCTGACCTCCGCCAAAATCCGCGGCTTCACGGAAGTCGTGGGCGAGGGCGGCGTGATGGACCGCGGCTACTACGTGCTCGGGTCGAAGCCGACGAACATCTCGTCGGTCAACATCAACTCGACCGTCTATGGCGCGTCCTACCCGTCGCTGTCGAATCGGATCTTCCGGTCGCACGGCACGTTCCGGATCAACCTGCAGGGCGCCTCGGCGCTCGCGGCCGGCGACAAGCTGGAGGCCGAGACGATCGACTTCGAGTTCGAGCGGCCGCAGGACGCGCCGTTCGTCTTCAGCCAGGACTTCATCGCCGAACCGGCCGACAACGGCTGGCCGACGGTGAAGCTGACCGTCAAGGCGCCGCGGTTCACGACGGGCATCGCGTCGTTCTACGCCGCGCTCCGCACGCCGGGCGTGGCCTGGAAGGCCGACTGGACGTTCCTCGGGACGTTCATCAACTCGACCGACCGGTACACGCGCACGTACCAGTTCCCGCACCTGGAGCTGGACGAAGCGTCGCTGCCGCTCGACGGGCCGACGCAGGTCAAGCCGGACCTCGTGTTCATGGCGAAGCTCGCGGCGTCGTCGCCGGCGGGGATGCCGTTCGTGAACCCGTTCCGGCTGACGCTCATCCAAACCAATTCGCTGAACGCGTTCTCGCTGTAACGACGTCGGGCACGATCTCGGGAAGACACGGGTAGACCAGGGGTAGACACGGGCACGGGTCCAGGAGGACGAGATGTCACGAGCACTGATGAGGGACGACGACACATTCGACGTGGCCGAGACCGACCTTGGCCTCGACGGGGCGCAGCCGGATGTCAGCTATACGCTGCGCCTCCTGCCGATCGAGCAGATGAAGGCGCTCCATCGGAAGAACACGCAGAAGGTCCGCAGCCCGCGCTCGGGCGTGCTGGTCAGCGGAGAGACCGATTCGATCGGCTTCGGCTTCGACGCGTTCGACTACTGCGTCGTCGACTGGTCGGGCATCACGCTCAACGGCCAGCCGGCGCCGTGCTCGCGCGACAACAAGCTGCTCCTCGCGAAGAACGCCGCCCTGGTCACGGCGATCGCGCGGCGGTGCGGCTTCGGCGGCGACACCGTCGGGACGCAGGAGGATTCGGAAGAGTCGTTTCGCGCAACTCCGTGAGTTCGTCGCGTTCTGGGTCGGCGGCGGCAAGCACGTGCCGTGCTGCCAGACCGCCCAGGCGGAGGTGATCGAGACCGATCCCGAGCAGTTCGACTGTCAGACGTGTCCGCTGGCTGAGCACCTCGGCCGGCTCGACGAGGAGAACGTGATCGCCTGGACGACGTTCCATCGCGTGTGCAGCCGGTTCGCTGTGGAGACCCACGCGGCGCCGGCGATCTATGCGCAGGCGCTGGCCGCGACCGACAATCCGGACGGCCTCACCGCCCGGGTCAGCCTGATCTACGACGCGTACTACCCGACCAAGAGGTCCGACCGTGGCGCGTGATCTGAACATCCGCATCACGGCGGACAACTCGGACGCCAACGCCAAGCTCGGGCAGACCGAGCAGGCGATCACCGGCGTCGAGCAGAGCGGGAAGAAGGCCGACAAGAGCATCCAGGGCCTCGGCGCGGCCTTCGGCCTGGCGAAAAAGGCGATCGGCGTCCTCGGGATCGGCGTCACGGTCTTCGAGTTCATGAGCCTGTCGAGCCAGATTCAGGACACGGCCGATCGGCTGGGCGTCGGCGTCGAGGCCATCCAGCGATGGAAGTTCGCGGCCGAGCAGAGCGGCGGGTCCCTCGAGGGCCTGACGTCGGCGGCGACGTTCCTGATGAAGGGCCTCGGGAGCGGCAACGAGGGCGTCGTGGGCGCGCTCGAGGAGCTCGGGCTGAAGCTCGAGGACGTCCGCGCGATGCGGCCCGAGCAGGCGTTTGAACTCATCGCGGACCGGGTCGGGAAGATCCCGGACCCGATGAAGCAGGTCAGCCTGGGCGCGGCGCTCATGGGCCGTGGCTTTGCCGACAACCTGCCGGCGATGAAGCAGGGCCTCGTCGCGCTCGGCAACCAGGCGCAGGAGCTCGGGCTGGTGATGGACGAGACCGCCATCAAGGCCGGCGACGAGTTTGGCGACACGCTCGACCAGCTGAAGGGCGCCTTCATGGCGCTCATCGGCACGGCGCTGAAGCCGATCCTGCCGATCCTGACGGAGCTGCTGCAGGCGGTCCTGCCGATCGTGAAGGTGCTCGCCGAGCTCCTGAATCTGGTCCTCACGCCCCTCGGGTACGTGCTGCAGAAGGTCGCCGAGGGCATTGGCTGGGTGGTCGACAAGGTGACCGCGCTGCTGAAGCCCACGGAGTGGATCCGTAAGGCGTGGGAAGGCCTCGTGTACGTCTTCGAGACGGCTCGCGACGCCATCGTTGACACCGCCAAGAAAATCTACGAAGGCGTGAACTACTGGTTGTTCGAACGGTTCGGCGACACCGTGCGCGGCGTGAAAGGGCTGATCGGGGCCGTCGACAGCGTGTACAAGCAGCTCTGGCTGAACGTCGTCGGGCGGTCCTACATCCCCGACATGATCGACGCGATCGCGGCGGAGTTCGCGCGGCTGCCGCGGGTGATGGTGCAGCCGGCGGTGCAGGGCGCGAAGCAAGTCGACCAGGCGTTCCAGAACCTCGGCCAGGACGCGACGCTCACGACGAAGCAGTTCATCACCCAGGGTCTCGGGCCCGCGACGAGCGCGTTCACGCAGTTCGGCCTGGCGGGCAGCCGGGCGTCCAGCGCCGTCGCGGCCGGCATTCAGCAGATGATCCAGGGGATCCAGCAGCTGGCCGCGGCGACCACCGCCATGCAGGCGTACGGCGGCTGGATGACGATCTTCTCGGCCGCGTACAGCTTGGCCGTCGAAGCGATGTCGCGGGATACGCGGCAGGCGGCCGTCGATGCGCAGCACTGGGCCGATGCTCTCCGCGATGTCGGCGCCGCCATCGAGGAACTCGGGGCGGAGGCGCCGTCGATCGAGGAGCTCGTGGCTGCCGGCTTCGGGGCCGGCGGCTGGGCCGGGCCGCTGGCCAAGTTCAGCTCGGGCAACTTCTCGCGCGACCAACTCATGCAGTTTATGCAGTTCTACCAGCGGCTGGCCGAGGAGGGCAGCTTCCCCTGGGAAAAGATGGAGGAGGCCGCGAAGAAGTACGGCATCGCGCTCGACCAGCTCGGCCCGAAGTTCTCGCAGGCGAAGTTCATCGCGCCGCTGCGCGAAATGGTCTCGGAGTGGCGGCTGCTGGTCGAGAACGGCGCGAACGCGGAAGCCGTGGCCCTCGGCATGAAGGACAAGCTGATCGCCGCGACGCAGGAGGCGATCAAGTTCGGGTTCGCGCTGCCGAACGGCCTGAAGCCGGCCCTCCGGATTCTCTTCGACATGGGCCTGCTGCTCGACGAAAACGGCGAGCAGCTCCGCGACTTCAGCCAGCTCGAGTTCGCGCCGACGATCGAAGACTCGCTGAAGGACCTGGTCGAGATTTTCAAGGACCTGGTGGACGTCTTGAGCGCGCAGCTGCCGCGGGCGGCGGCCCGTGCGGAGGACGCCCTCGGACGGCTGGCGCCGCCGCGGCTGTGGCCCGGGCCTGGCGCCGGCGACGGTGGCACGGGCGGCCGCGTGCCCGACAGCAATCTCGCGCCGGAGACGGCCGCCTACGCGACGGTCGGCGCCGCCTCGATCGTCATCAACAACCCGCAGTTCAATGATCGGGCGTCGATCAACCACCTGACCGCCCGCATCGAGCAAACCATGATGAGTCGCATGACGCAGCGCGGCACGAGGTTCGTCCGTTAGACACTGTGCGCCGCACAATGCCCGCTGAATTTGCGTTTCCGCGTGGAGGTGACGTAGCGTAAGCGGAGTCGCGGCCGAGCGTGAACTCGAACCGCGACCCCTAAGCACGTCGCAGCGCGAACTGCTGACAGTGCCTGCCCGCGATTCTACCCGCGCGCCGGCCCTGCCGGCCCTTTCTGAAGGGAGAATCGCCATGCCTCAGCCGACATCTCGTATCTATCTCGCTCTCGACAAACGCTGCCCCTGCCGGAACCAGGCCGCGTGCGAACACGACTACGTCGTGTCACTCCGTGGGATGCTGCATCTCGACAACCTGCCGATGACCAAGGGCGCCGTCGGGACGCTCTGCGACGCGCTCGATGTTCTGCAGGACACCAAGGCCGTGGTGGTGCGCGACGTCGCGGTCGAGAAGTTGCCGCGCGTGATCGCGCCGGTTGGGAGGGCATCATGAGCGACCAAGAGGCTCTATCTCGAGAGATTCAGCGGGTCACAGACTGGACTTTCCAAGAACGCAAGACCCTTGCTGACCAACTGGCCCGCGCCGACGAACAGCGCGGCAGCGCTCACGGGCGTTTCATGCTGCTCGCCGCTGGCATTGTCGGCGTCCTCGTGCCTCTCAATGCAGACCGGCTGACTCCTTTGGGGACCGAACGGATCCAGCTCGCCGTGATGTTGTTCGTGGCAACGATGGCGGTGTCCGCGGCGGGAGTGGTGGCGTTTCGGTTCTTGAGGAAGCCAGTGACGCGGGAGTTCAGCGTCTACGTGGATGCCATGGTGAAGAATCGCGCGGAGATGATTCTCCATCTCACTGGCAAGGGGCCCGCACCTGGTTCGGAGATGGAGACCGCCCTCGCCGCTTTTCAGAAAGCGGCCGACCGGCGGGAGTGGTGGCGCACGGTTGAAGATCTCTCTTTCTACGGCCTCTTTATGGGTGGCCTCTG